CGAATAAGGCTATTTAGGGGGGCTTGAATGTACTTGGCCGTAGTCTGGTTAGGGAAGTCACCCGTCCTGTCAGTCGAACCTCGTGAACGTACACCAAAAGAGGTAAGGAAAGCTACATTACCCGAGACTCCTTGAATTGTGTCAGAGGCCATTCAACCATTAGTTTCGTTGACAGACTCAAGAGTAAAGTCAGCGAGAGAAGACCCATTAATAACATGAATTGAACTTTCTGTAAAGACAAATAGCTGGCTTCTGAATACGTACAGACCAGTAATAGTCTTAGGCAGTCTGATACTTCCTGCTCCACTAGCTGGGGTGAAATCTGCTTCGTCAAATGGAACACTAAAAGTAAGTAGAGAACCTTTGCTGTAGAACATGTGGTCTTTAAACGCACAGACACAGGTGGCGCCCTGAACATCAGTAGATGTGTTTACGTTAACGAATGTTGTGTTTTCCCAATTGTAAGGGTAGTTAACTCCGTCTACACCAATAATTTTTCTAGTGCCACTAAAGTTAAAAATATGAAATCTGTGCTTTGTGGTGTGAGTTCTTCCAGTTGCAATCTGAGTCCAGCCTGTGCCGGTTGAGTAATGAATCTTATCTTCTCTTACTGCAATGACTTTACCATCGAAGAAAGCCACACCAAGGATTAACGAAGAAGAGGATACAGTGGGAACAATAGCTGAATCCCATTTACTATACCCATTAATACGCCGATAGCCGCCCTGAATAGACGGCTCAAAGTTCATTAGTCTGATTGCTGATCCCGGATTAGTCAGGCCAAGTTGAATAGGTGTAATACTTGTATTCAGCCCGCCCTTAATTTCAATAGGGAATGTAGTTGTTTTCGTTCCCATTATGGGCCAAACCTATCAGCGTATTTTGGTGACTTAACAATCATTGTGTCTTTAAGTTTTATCGCCCTACTAATGTAGGTTCTCCGCATAGCCTTAAGGCCAGTCTCGTAGGTAGTTGAAATCCTGTCTCTTACTTCAATGTCGTCTTTAAAGTTGTAAGAATGACGTAGTGCCCCAGCAATGATGACGTATTTGAATTGTTCTGGAATTGTTGGTGTATCACTGTAAGCAACTAGATCAGTAGGCAAGGAAAAGTATTCGTACTCTAATGTGTACGCTGCATCTGGTACTCTCCAGACAACAAAGTTCATTCCTTGAGTTACAGAAACAAGGTTAGGAAGACCACGAATAGAACTATTAGTAGTGTTGTACTCATCATCAGAATAATACTTAATGTAAGTGTCGTAGTCAATCTCTTTTAAACTAGAGGTTGAGTTACCAATGGTATCGTCTCTATGAATTCTAAACGTGTTAAAGTCCATGTACTCAGCATCGGTAGGGAAAGCATACCTGTTAACTCCAGCAGTTAGTACTAGAGTAGTCCGTGTGTGGTTAAATGGCCAGTCAATTCGTTCAGCATTAATCTCTGCAATAGTATCATTGATAGACCGTTTAAAGTCGCTATAGATACCGTCCACAGAAGAAAAATTAGAGGCAGAAAGCTCCACCTCATTAGTTGCCTGACACAAATTATTAACTAAACTTAGAAAGTTGTATGCCATTTATTTTTGTTTTCTACGCTCTGCCTTGGCTGCTCTAAAAGCTTTTTTGTCCCAACCACCAGTTTTTTCCTTTGGCTTAGCATACGGATTGTTTACTAAACTAACAGGTGCTGTGTTTGGTCCTGTAATAATCTTCTTTTGCATTGGCCCTTGTACTGGACCAGCTTTGTCTTGTTTCCTACTTAGTGTCTTTTCATCACGATACTCTTGTTTAGGAGTCTTCGGTGGTGAGTAGGTTGTTGGTGTAGGAACTGGAGTTTTTGACTCAGCTTCTTTAACTGGACGTTTCATCGGCTTGGGTGAGGAAGAAGTACTAGTTGGACGTTTAACAGGTACAGTTGTAGATTTCTCACTAGAAAGATCAGTAGTATACTTCTTACCATTCCAAGTAAATGTCTTACCAGCACCAAGTTTCTTTCTAGCTGCTTTGAATGCTTCACTAAATGATGCCATTGGTTACTCCTATAAAATGAAGAGGGCCGAAGCCCTCCCCTTAGCCTGTACCTAGGCGGTTACGTTCAGCAGTAGCTGGAACAACTTTACCAGTTGGTGAAAGATCAACGACAACAGCGAAGACCCGAAGGACACCAGTAGTAATGTCGTTAGCACCAGCAGCAAGTAGAACGTCGATGGTATCTGCGGTTGAGATTAGCTGAGTGAAGGTAGGAGTACCACCAACAACTAGACCTTGACCGTTAGCGCCGCCAGCAAGGAAGCCGACAGTGGCAACAGAAGCGCCATCTACGAAGTCATCACCAGCAGCGAAGTCGATATCAACGGTTGGAGTAGTACCGTCAAATGCAGTCTCAACATAAGCACCAGCAACAAGTACTAGTGATTTAGCTGGAATGTTTAGTAGTTGGAATACGTCACCAGTAGCGAAGCTGTAGCCATCCCGTACAAGACGAGCAATGTCTAGAACACCTTCGATAGTGTACATAATATTCCTGTTAGTAACTGCTGGCAGTAGGGTAGTATTCACGTTTGAACCTACCCCAACGGTGCTAGCAAGAGTCATATCATATGTAGCCATTGTTATTGCCCCTTATGCGATGTTGTACCGAGCGCGAACGATTGCCTCTGGACGAAGAATCTTGCGACCGAACATGTGAAGACCACGAGCTACATCAGCGAAAGTGAATGGATCACGATATTTCTCAGTCTTGTTGATTTGCTCTGCGGTAGCTACAGCGTTACGATGACCACCAACGATTACACCATAGTTGGTTGACTGAGCAGAAGTACCAGTAGTACCCGGACCAGTACCAACTGATGGTAGGTTAGTTGAGCGATAGATCTTGAAACCTGAGATTACGACAGGAGTGTTACCACTACGTAGTGAACCGTTAGCGCCGAAGTCAGCGTTACCAAAGCGTGAATCTTCGTCTAGGAGTAGTTCTTCAAACTCAGGGCTGATTACGAGCCAGCGACCATCGGTAGGAACTAGCTGTTGGTCCAGACGTAGTTTCATACGGTTGATTAGCTGTACAGGTGATACAGTGGTAGTTGGGATTGAAGTTGCACCGGGTAGACGTGGAGCTAGTGGGATTGAGTCACCAGTTGAGCCAGCAGTGGTTAGGTTACCGAAGTTAGGACGTGAGAGTTTCATCTCAGCTAGAAGTTCGTCAGAACCAGCGGTGTAGATAGCTTTAGTGCCGCTAACAGTGGTGTTAACAGTATCACCAACAGTAGTTAGTGCTGAAAGCTTGTAACCAGTCATGTAAGCAAGAACCTTACGGTCGTAGGTATCGCGAAGGTTATACGCAGCGCGTGAAGCAGCCATTGCCATCCAGTCAGAGTGTGCTTGCTTCTCTTCGATATCATCGAGTTTGAAGATGAAAGCATGTGCTTGGTCAACAGTTAGCTGGAAGTCTTCGTCAACTAGGTCTTGTGCAACTAGTTGAGTACCACGAGCGTAGTCAAAGATTGCTACCTCAGGTTCTTTTAGTATGCGAACAGTGTCGCCTTGGTTTGAAATTTCACCGAAATACTCGGAGTTAGTAATATCACCGACTACAGTTTCCTTACGGAAAGCCATCTGAACTTTTTTAGAGTAAACAGTAGGGCTAAATACACCATTAGGAAGGTTGTTGTAACCGGAGGCTGTTTGAAAAGCCATGTTAAACCTCTTTTAATAGATTAAACACAATGAAGTGTTCTAATATTCTAAAGCTAACTCGTATTTTCAGAGGCTGTCCGGTAAGGGTAGTCTGCAAGCAGGGCCTGTGGGATCAGGTAGTCTTATTTTTTATTTAGCTTTGAAGTAGTCTTACTTGTGTTGTACGTTTTACTATGTTGGTACGACCAGACCTAAAACCGTCAGACTACTTTAAATTTGCCAGAAGACCTGACTAATGCGGATGACATGAGCAGAGCCGCCACTTGGTTATACTCTCCAGATCGTAGTAGCTAATTACAAGCTAGAGAGTATAGATTGTATTAAGGGTTGCCTATAAAGGGGCCTTAGTTTATATGTAAGTTATACTTATACTTATTAGGTTGTCAACTAGTTTCTAGCGCTAGCTGTCATATCATAATCAAAATTACCAGTACGAATAGCCTCATCAATTTGAGCCTCATACTTGTTGTACTCTTTAAGAGACATTTTATTGACCATTGACTCTGAGAACCGTAGAGAACCAGCTAGAGCATCGGGTTTACCACCTGAACTAACTCGAACATCAGAGGCAGCTTCTTTCTCTTGTTGTTTCCTACGTTGTGGGTTTGACTCTTTGTACTTGTCTAGTACCCAAATAACTGAATCAGTATCTTCAATGTTGTCGTAGAGAGCTTCCTGAATTTTCTTTGGTTGTTTGTCTACCCAATCAAGAAACTTAGCATGAGCATTGATATCATCAAAGTCAGGGTAAGGCTTTGGAATTAC